AAGAATCCAAGGCGAGGGATAGGCCGCGAAGGCTGGCCCCTTGCCTGCAAAGGTGTCTAGGCGGGCGACAAGCTCCGCGGCGGCGGGCGCATAGCGGGGCAGGCCTTCTAGCAGGGCTCGGGCCGGCTGGCCCCGCGTGAATACCAGCGCGAAGGCCCGCGGCTCGCTCGGCGTCGCCGTGGGGATGGTGTCGCAATAGTGCCAACCTGCCCCGCTGATTCCTCGGGCTAGGCGGGCTGGCATTTGCACGCGCTCGCCCCGCTTTGTTTCCCCGCTGATTTCTACCAGGCGAGCGAAGGGGCGCAGGGTTGATCGATGTAGTCTAAACTTGCGGCGAGGTGGCCCATTCTGATCGGCTGGATAGGTTACGCATTCGCCCCGCTCCCGAAGCTCGGCGCCGGTGGCCCAGCCTGAGATCTTCAATTCGGCGCAGGGGCCGCAAGCGAGAATGTAGATCGTGCGATCGTCTAGGTCCCTTTCGATAACCTCTAGATGGCGATTTTCGGAATCTTCGGGCGAATGTTTCACGTCCAGCGGGATGGCGCCGAGGTAGCAATCGGCGCCCCCGTCGCCGCCTTGCGCGTAAATTTCGCGGTTGATCCATTTGCCCAGCTCGGCGACCACGATCGCCTCCGCTTCCTTTGCCTCAGCGGTTCGGGCTTCTAGCAGGGCGCTCCCCGTCCGGCCCGAGCGGGCGCGATAGATCGCCGCCCCTGGCGATGGGGCAGGCTTCGGCGCGAAGGCGGGATCTTCGCATAGCACTAGCAGGGGCGAGCCCTCCGCGGCGTAGGGTAGCAAGCGCCCCATTTGCTCCGCTACCTCCGCGGCGTAGCGATCAAATTCGGCGGCTTCGTCGGTTTCGCAGGTGGCCCAGATCGGCGGCAAGTCGGCGCAGATAAGGGCGAGGGAAGCGGGCGAAAGATTAGAAAGGATCGCGGTTTTCATTTGTCACCCTTCGGGCTCAGGAAGGCCCAAGCGAGCGCGGCAAGGGCTAGGCCTAGGGCGATGGCTAGCGCGGCTTCCTCGGGCGTGAATTTGACGGATTGCAGGCGCTCCGCGATGGCTCGAATCCCTGGCGCGTCTGATATCATTTGCCCCCCTTGCCGCGCGGAACGTAGCCGGTGGCTTCGATCCTTGCGTTAAGGCGGGGCGGGGTTCCCCTACGGGCTCGGCGAGCGCGATCCGATTCTCGCCTTTTCGCGCGGTAGGCCTCGGCGGCTTCGGGATCGGCCTCGAATCTAAGCCGCATTCTGGCGCGGCGCGCGGCTTCCTTATCTCCGCAATCTTCGGGGCGGATTTCAGAATTGCGAACCTTTCGCCCCTTGCCTGCCTTTTCCAGCTCGGCGAGGGCCGCCGCTCGCGCCGCGATTTCCGCGATGGCTTCCGCCTTAGCCTGGTAGGAAAGCGGAACCGCAAGGCTGGCGCGCTTCACGCGGGCTGGGCCGGCTTCCTCGGGCTCAGGAAGGGGCGAGGGCTGGGCCTTAGCGGGCGCAGGTGTGGCGGCCTTGCCTCGGGCCTTGTCGTGCCGCCGGCGGTTCCGCTCGCGCTCCCTTTCCTGAATTTCGTCTAGGGTTAAATTTTTATATTCGGCTTTCCTGCCGGCTTCGCCCTTTTGTTTCGCGGGTTTCACGTCGCCCAGGCCCTTCCCTGCAAAGGTATAGGGCCGGTTTCGATCTTTGTTTTCAATCTCGGCGAGCGCGGCGAGGTCAACGGTTCGCTCCGCTTCGGTTAGGGGCGGGACCGTCCAGCCGATCGCGAGCGTGTAACCTCGCTCGGCGATAATCCGCCGCATTGCTACGGCCTCGGCGCGTTGATAATTCTGCCTTTTTGTTTCGTCGGATCTTTCTCGCATTTTCTAACCTTCCTCGAAAATTGAAAGTTGGGCCTCCGGTTCGCGCTCGGGCTCAGCGGTAGCGGTAGCATTTTCAGCGGCGAGACAACGGGCGCGGGCGATCTCCGCATATTCGGGATCCAGCTCGGCGCCGAGAAAGCGGAAGCCTTCTAGCAGGGCGGCTTTTCCAGTGGAGCCCGAGCCCGAAAAGGGATCAAGGATCAAGCCTTCGGGCTGTGTCACAAGTCGCACAAGGTGGCGCATTAGGGCCGAGGGCTTAACCGTAGGATGGTGATTCCCTTCGTCGCGATCGGCCTTGCTCGCCTTGGCGCAGTAAAAGAAACGGGCCGCCGATCCTGTATCGCCGCCGAATTCCGCGCGGGGATGGCGCGCCTGATTTGAACCGTTCAGGCAATCCGCGGCGCTGGCCCTCGAAAAATGATGGGGCTTAAGCTGGCCGCTTGTCGTTTGCGGAAACCCCGCGATCGCTTCCTCGCTTCCGTCGTGAATTACGTTTGCGGGCCAGCGGCCGGCCGTGTTTATTTCCTGTGAATATTCGGGCCGCTTTTCCTGCCCGAATCCTGACCATTTTTCCAAGCGATTGATCGGCGTCGGCTCGCCTTCGATTCTACTCCCGTCGATATTCAGGCCGCCCGTTCCGAATTCTAGAACATTCTGGGCCACGGTCCCGCGTAGGGGTTTGCGGGCTAAAATAATCGGTTCCCAAGCCGGCTTTAGCGCGGTTCCCCAGCCTTCCCATTTTGCGGCCTCGGGCGTGGCGGGTGCGGCCTTATCGATCGCCTTGCTGATATTGTGCGATTTCGGGAATCCCGATCCGTAAATCCAGCTCAGGCAATCCCGAATTTCAAAACCTGAATCTTCGATCGCGCAAGTCAATCTGTGAAACGTGCGGGTTCCGCCGAAGGCTAGCAGGTAGCCCCCTGGCTTTAAAACGCGCAGGGCTTCCGTCCAGAATTCAACCCCTGGGACGCCGCGATCCCATCCCTTGCCCATAAATTCTAAACCGTAGGGGGGATCGGTCACAATTGAATCGATCGAATTCTCGGCGAGCCCTCGCATTACCTCGCGGCAATCTGCGTTTTTAATTTCAAATCTTTTCATTCGCCCCCCTTCGGAATCGGGCGCAGGTATTTAACCCGCGGGCCGTTCGCGCCTATGCTCAGCGCCGGATCGTAAATTACTATGCACGATCTTACGTTCCCCCCTGGCCGCGGCTCGCCGTCCATTTCAAATGCGATCCGGCCCTCGACCATCCAAATTTCGGCGGCTTCCTGCCAAACGGTTGACCTCCAATATATGGCGTCAAATGATGGCATTACCAGCGCGGCGACGCGCCGCCCTTCTAGCCTGCATTCCCTCGCCGCTCGGGCCAGCCACAAAGCTTGTTTTGAATAGGGCGGATTTAGCCAAACGGTTGACCCGCGCCACGGGTCCCACAATCCGTCCCCTGTATCGGGGCAGATATAATCGGGCGCCTTCGCGGTAGCAGGGACGCAAGCGGGGTCAAAGTCGAAAGCGGGCCAGCCGGCGGTTTCCCTAACCCATTCCACGATCCATGCGGGCGTGGCCCAGGTGTCACTATCGGGAATATTCCCCGCGGGCGGCGATGGCTTCAATTGAAATTCATTGCTCATTTTTTCCCTCCTTTTCGTTTTCTGTGTCAACCTCGCACAAACCGTAGACGCTGGAACAGCCGCCGCCCCCGCCGAAATCAAAAGGCATTTGCCTCCCGCCTCGGGTAGTATTGGCCCATTTTACGGCCTCCTCGATTCCATGCGTCAAATGCGTAATGTTTTGTTTATCAAATCGGCGAGTCGATTTTGCCTGAATGATCGTGCTATCGCCGCGCTTGCTCGCACTAGAAACTAATTCTTCCCATTTCTTTATTCTTTCGATTTCAGACGGAAACCGTTTCGCAATTTCCGAAAGCTCGCTTTTCCTGACCATAATACAAGGCATACACCCAACGCGGCTCATCCCCTGTGTATATAATGGGTTTTGTTTTAAGCCCTTGCCGGCAATATATGAAAACACGTCCAGCGCTTTCCAATTCAAGATCGGACGATATTTCCACAAGCCGGCTTCCGCGTTATCCGCTGGGCCGAATTCCCTTTCCCATTCTAAAGCGGTGGACCTTGCCGCGCTTTCGTCGGCCCTGATTCCAAGCCAAGTCACAACGCGATCGGCTTCCTCTAGAGCTGATTCTTGAAATACGTTGATCGGTTTTACTTTTAGAAAGTCTGTGCAAAACCTTTGGCCGCTGGACGGAAACATTCCTTTCCACAAACAAAGATCCAGAAACGGATTACCAGTCGGAAACAAAACCTCTAGCGCCTTGCTCCGGTTCGGTTCGTCCCAAGTTTCGGAGACGGTGTTTCTTTTCCTTTCAATTTGTTTTGAAAAATCAGCCTTTACCCGCTGAATTGGAATTGAAAGTTTGTTTTCCAGGTAATCAACATATTCGTATGTAAACGGATGTTCGTTACCTGTATCGCCAAAAATCGCTCGAAGATTTGGAACGTTTCTTTCAATTGCTAGCAGTAGCGTAGCAGTAGAATCTTTCCCGCCCGATACGTTGACGATGTTAATTTCTTCCATTTTTTTCCTCCTTAATTTGACGGGTTCGCTCGCGCTCCCGTTCGTTTTCTCCGCTGATTTCTCGGCTCGCGATAATCCAAGCCGTCGAAACGAAAAGCGAGATCGCAAACCCGCAAAGGGTTAGATCAAGCCAAGGGCTCGCAAGGCTAGGCGCAGGCTGGGCCACTAGCAGAAAGGCCCCCGCCGCCGAGCTGTGAAGGTCGCAAGGGGGCGCCGGTGGACAAGTCCGGCGCTCCCCTCCCTGATTCCTCAGGCGCCCGCCCCTACGGCGAG